TGGTCGCAGCGGAACACGTTTTTGAAACATTTCCACTCGTACCTGGTTTAACTACTGAAAATTCACGTAATAATATCATAGCCGATAATGCCAGTAGTAGTGGTTTTAAAAGTTTAGTAATCGCGGAATCTGGTCGTGTTCTTGTCGGAACAACAGATGAATCGGGTTTAGCTTCAGATGTTAAGTTTTTCTGTAATGGTGGTTTCGAGTTCCCTTCGGGTGAAAAGATTAAAACTGGTAATATGAACATGTATTCTGGTTTAAATGATGGTGCTATAGATACCGTAGATACATCTAATCTCATTCTGAGTAATTACACAACTTCAACCGATAATTATTATGAGTATGCGCGATTTACTAGTAAAGGTCTTATTGGTTTCGGAACAACCGTCCCAGATACAAATGTGCACATCTACTCGGGGGTCACGACAGACATAGATGTTCTTAAATTACAAAGTCCCGGAACCAATAACAAAATAGGTGTCAGTTTGAATACAAACGATAACTACGGAGGGTATGTGAGGGGTTTCAGTAACACACAACACTCAATACACGGGACTGTCTTAGGTGCGGTCAATAATGGCGTTGAAGTTGATGGTATTCATATAATCGATTCGAGTAATGTGGGAATAGGAACCATGAATCCAAGTGAGCGTTTCACTGTGTATAACAGTAAGGCTCGACTAGAACACTCTTCTGCGGATGCGATGTTGGAGTTCAAAACACCCGGTGGTGTTTCTAATATCTATGGTGATGTGACTGGTAATGTTGTTATTGACCCGGTTCTAAATCTCGTAGTGAGAAGCAATGTCGAGGTCTTTGGTGATCTCGAAATTGATGGTAAAATTGATCTTGGTAACCAAGTAGCCATTGGTTTAGCGGGTGAGGATGCGAATACATCCATTCACGTCAATGGTGGTATCATCACAAACTCCGATCAAGTTGCCTGTAAGAGGTACTCTAATACCTTCCCAATCGCAACGGGTAGTGGTCAAGATGTGCAACTAAACTTTGGCCCCGAAACATTCTACGCTAAGATTGTCGCTCAATTGAGAGAGACGACGAGTGGTTCAGGCTCAGTCGACAACGTAAGTACCATGATACTTGAAGTACAAGGAGGTACGCACGATGGAACAACACCATCACTCCCAATTGCCATAGGAACTAAAAATATGTTCAGTGGTCTTAACCTGTATCCATGGAGTCCCACTGTGGTAACGGGGAAACGCTCGGTACAGATTGTACCAATAATTAAGGATACTGGTAAAAACTACGCATATGACATTTTCGTGGAATTAGTTTCTGGGGTTGGTGGGTCTCTAAAAACGATTACACATAAAGGTTTCACTACACAAGACCTGGACAGTGGTTCGGGTGGTAATGTAAACTTGGGTGGTTCGGGTTTCGAGTACACATATTAAATTTACTACAAGGGAAAACCCTGCGGTAGATAAAAAGTAATTATGCCCTGATGGAATCAGAGACGGCTAGAGCAATCACGCCGACAATGAAAGCCATGACGACATAATTGAGTTCAGTTTCTTCGCGGCCAATCGTTGGTTTATCTTCCTCGACTTCGAGTTCCACGACTGGCTTTTGCTGTTTGACTGGAGGATTCAATTCCTCCAGTGGACAGTATGCTATCATTTATATATATTTAGAGATTAATTTCAGTCTTCTTCTTTCGTCTCGTCTTTTTGGGTTTAGAAGAGTTGACATTTACCTGTCGAACCTCACCACCCGTCGAGTCACCAGAAACGGAGATGATATCGGAAACATCATCGTCATCCTCTTCTTGAATGGTACCCGCCATTCCCAGATTGGTGTTCATGGGAGGTGGAGGTGGCATAGAAATCCCACCCATGAGGCTGGAAATATCAAGGCCGGGACCCTTCATCTCGTATTGGCCAGTGCCACCGACGGGTGCATCGACTGCTGGGCCGTCAGTGTTCCGTGTGGTGTTCTGAACGGCGCTCATCATACTCTTAATGAGATCAGGGTTTTGCTTCATGACATCGTTCATATTGGGCATCACCGATTTGAACATACTATTGGTAAGATGGAACATCATAGCAGAGCCACCGAGCATCATAATCAGCTTGACCTCTGGAGCGATATTCACCTTGGATCGGTACTTCACATAGAGTTCTTCAAAGACACCATCATAGTCATCAACATTCTCCATAACAGACTCAGACCAACCCTCTAACTGAATCTCAAAGGGGTTGTACCGCTTGTTAAGGAACTCCAGGCCAGTCACACACGCTACGAGCATTCGCCTAGAAAATCGGACAGACTGTTCGACATCTATACTGTACGTAATCCTCTTCACTTCAGAACGAAGTTCATCAACATTTGAATATGCATTCAGGCGCTTATTCACAGCAAAACCCTTCTTCTCTAACCGACCAAGTTTATTAATCAAATCAGCCTTCTCTTCATCAATAGAGCCATAACCTTTTGAAGGTTGCTCATCCTGCTGACCAGAACCCATGTTCATGTCATCATCAAAAAAGGTTGGTTCATCCTCACCATAGTCAATCTCCTCGTCATCACCCGGTGGGGGAGGAGCATTCTGCTTATTAGGATTCGCGAAAGCATCCATCGCTTCTTGCTGCATCTGGGGTGCGGGTCTGGACATATGGTTCGTGGGTCGTGGAACACGCTGAGGACGAGGAGCCGATATTTCAATCTCATCCATCAGGGCCTGTTCATCTGCATCTAGTTTCATCACATTTGGGGATCCCCGATCGATTACAATTTCTTCGTCCATCTACTCTCTATATGGAAACTAAAAAAATACCTTTAACGCAGTTTAGAAAAAATATATTGGTCTATTATAAATGTTTAAGCTTAACCAGCAGAACCGCAACGCTCTCATGTCCATCGCCATTTTATTGGTGATCATTTTTGCCCTGAGTGCCAACAAGAATATCAGCAACTACCAGCCCATGCCTATTATTATCAAGACTGTGAATGAAAAGTCTATGTTTGATCTCGAGAACAAGATCGAATGTGCCCCCGGTCAAGGTAAGGAAGGAAGCGCTTACACTACAGGTCTCACACCCGGTGGTGTTTGTGGTGCTCAACAGCTTGTCGGTGAACATGCTGGGTATGCCATCGAAGATGGAATTGGTGGATCTTTAATCTAAGCTAACTATAAATGGCGACCCCAGATCTCAACTATGAATATCACACCATCACGATCGATTCGATTGGTCAAAGTAGTGCAAACACCTTCACCTGTTATCTTCAACAACCACTGAAAAATGTTGTTCAGGCTAAATTATTGGGTGCTCGTATTCGAACAACTACTGCTACAGAACATTGTTATGTCTCAATAGATGAACTCGACTCTATTTTTTCTGATCGTGCATCCAATGTACTCAACGGTCAGGCTTCTATGAGCGTTCTTAGAGGTTCTTTTGCTAGTATCGTATCCGATTCTTCTACTGTAGTCAAGTTTAAAGATGAGTATCCGATTTTCACTCAGTACATAGACCCCATTCGCCGTTTAGATCGATTCACTGTTACAATTCGTAATCAAGATGGTAACACGATCACTCGTTCGACCGCCTCGGATAAAAATGTTTTAGTCCTCCGATTCATGTGTAGGAAAAGTAATATGTAATTTTCTCCTTATAAAGTAAACGATGTCAGCTGGTATCACTCAACTTATTGCCGTTGGTGCCCAGGATGAATATATCATGGGTAAACCTGAGATATCGTTTTTTAGTTCAGTCTTTAAACGACACTCCAATTTTTCACAATCCATCGAAAAGCAAACGATCCATGGAAGTGTGAAAAGTAATTCTATGTCAAGTGTCCAGTTCGAAAGAACTGGTGATCTTCTCAGTTATGTCTATCTGACGATGGATGACAATACACAAGCTCTCGATTCGCAAAGGTGGGATAACATCATCGAGAAAGTGGAGCTTCTGATAGGGGGATCTGTAGTTGATACACAAGATTCTGTATTTACTGAAAATATCGCCGTGGATACATTCGCACAAAACGTATCTAGAAGTGCCCAAGGTACACACCCGGGTATCTCTGCTCGATCATTTTTTTACCCTCTCCGCTTTTTTTTCTGTGAAACGCCACAATCAGCCCTCCCATTAGTAGCTCTTAACTATCATAATATAGAGCTCCGCATTTATTGGGGACCAGATGTCACTAACAAAAATATAGAAGTGTTTGCGAATTACATCTATTTGGATAACGAAGAGCGTGGAAACATAGCTTCTCGTAAACATGATATGTTAATAACACAAGTTCAAAAGAACATTGGTTCTGGGACAACTCTCCAAGAACTCACATTTAATCACCCTGTGAAGTATTTAGCATCTTCTAATACAACAACGAATAGTGCTCTTACTTCACCTACAAATAGGGTAAAACTCAGTATTAATGGTATGGATATTGGAAATTATAGATGGGGTAAACCACATTTCATCGATGTGACACATTACTACCACACTAACTTTGTGGCCTCCCCCGATTTTTT